CAGAAACCAATTGGCTGTTTGCAGGGATAATTATATTTGTTGTGTCAGTACCAGCTGTTTGATCAACAGCTTCAGTTTGTGACATCAACACATATCCTGTGTTTTTCATATCCGAACCAACAGTAGTACCAGTAGTATTTTTAATACCTCCGGCTAATATTGGACCCGAAAAAGTTGTATTTGCCATAATATTCCTCCTAGAATATTTAAATGTAGTCCCTAGGGATGTCGACTATACGCGTCTACATTTAAGTTTTATTAAAGTTTGTATAGTGATTTATTTATATATTAGATTTTAGTAGAGTGCAAGGGATCCTACGGTAAAAGTACGATTTCAGCGATGTGGCGTTTATCTAAGTAGCCACAGAAACTTCGGGGGCAGCATTATTAATTGCATTTTCTCTATCTGCAATTTTTGATTCTTCGAGTTTGATCTCAGTGATAACATTTTTAATAGCGTTATCAATTTCAACCATATCCAGAGTATATTTCCCACTTTGCTCATACTCCAACTGCCACTTCAACTCCAAGGACCGTTTTTGTTTGTACATTTCTTGTACCATCAACAACCTCCTCATAGGTTATTCGTTTTACCTTGGGATCGTTCATTTCTCCAAGATACTCCCACTTTATACTCTTATCTCCTAGTTTGTCAACTATTGAATTTTCAATAGACTCAACATTATCATTAGCCAGAACTTCAAATTCTGTACCATATTGATAAGCAGCGATTTTTACTAGGAATTTCCTCATATTTTCACTGTATTTGTTAATTGTGGCAGCATTGTGTTTTTTGAAAAAAATATTTCTTCACTCGATTCATTACAAAATACTTCAAATTGTAGACTCACTCTTGTCTTAGTTTTATGTATAAGGGGCCTATGATATAAGAAGCCGGGAAAGATTAAAAGATCAAAATCTTTAGGTTCAACATAAATATTTTTATCATTATGGTTTAACTCTATTCCATATCCTTTAATTGTTTTTAAATATAAGACACCACATATAGTGCATGTCTTTTCATGATTATGCCATGTCTCACCATGAACATAATCTTTATCTGTAAAATAACTATATAATTTAGTAGGATGATTTTTTATAGTACATTTCTTAAAACTTTTTCTACATCTATCTTTAAATAAAAAATACAATCTATTATGATGTTTTGTAAAAATCTCAAAATTATGATCAGTTCTTCTATTTTTTGTTTTTAAACAATCGTTAATAATATCTTCCCTAATATCTTTAACTTCATTTTCTAAATTATATATATACAATCTGCTTTCATTCATTCTCAACTATTTATATTTTAATTGTGGCGAAACATAGTTCCGCCACAAAAATGATTATTGCTTACGCACCTTCAACGCCGAAGATACCTCTATAGTCAGATGCGCCAAAGGCATATCTTTCTCTAGCTTTGTATCTTACGTTGCCAGTATCAAAGTCCCCTTCCATTGAAGTTGTCAATGGAGTTCTTGAGAACATTTTCATACCATTAGGAACGTCCGTAACAATGTACCATGAATCAGAATCAGTTAAGAAATTATTCACTCTGTAACCTTGAGGAATCATTCCCATAGAATTGATTGCATTGATATCATTATCAGCAGTCTGAGTTCTACCTTGAGATTTCATCAATCTCTCAGCATTGAACTGATTTGCAGAAGGAACGATCATTTTCACTCCTTTAGCTGCAATTCTTAAACCTCTCTCATCAGACATAGCAGCGATATCAATCAATGCTTGTTCTAATGAAGTTTCGTTTAAGTCTGCTTGTGTACTAAGTGTGTTAGAAACTGTACCTGCTATAGTCGCGTGACTAGTTGCAAATAAGTTTGAACCATCACCTGTTTGGAACGCAGATGCTGCCGCTATTGACGGTAGTCCTGTGTTCAAAGGTGATGCCCCTTTAACTTCCTTAGCATTGGACATAGATCTTGCTAGTGCTTTTGTGTATCTAGATGAAAGCCTGTCATAGAGGTTATCCTCTATTGCTTCTTCTGTGATAGCGAAAGCTAGCGCGATCGTTTCCATTGTGTAACGTGCAGTGTAAGTCTCTTGTGCATCATCGTATGAGATGCCTTGACCTTCTGCTTTAACGTCTGCGTTAGCGAAACCAGATAACATTACTTCCTCTTCGAAAGCTCTGTCAGATGATTCCGTAGTATAAATTTCAGCATGCTGATTTTCATACCTTTTGTATTCCAGCCCAAATAGTGCATTTAGGCCTGGTTCTAGTTCTTTAACTAGCTGTGCTCGTGATATTGCCATTTCTATATGCTCCTATTATGCCATGGTTACGCCATTATTATACTGGTTAAGATTCTGAACAACGACTACAGAGCAATTAGTTGCTGTGATGTCGGAGTTTTCAGGATCTTCGGCTATTCTTACCGTTCTCCAAGTATTAGCTGTGGCGCTTGCACCAGCGAGTAACATCAAGTTTGTAGACTGACCACTTTGGGTTGAACCCGTAATAGTCGCCATTCCAAACGTTGCACCCATATTTGCTATAGGTATAGCAGTATCGAAAGACGTTACATAAAGTTGTAACGGATTATCGATTACGAATGCCGTGATGTTTTCACTGTTGGCTGGAGTAACTTGTGAATAGTAGTTCGACCAAGTTGGCTTCTTTGTAGTAGCCGCATTGTAGAACACACCATTTAAAACACCAATACTTGTATTGGTGATAGCTGCCTGTGCTGTAATCACATATCCGCCAGACTGTTTAACAGTCGTGCCTTGATATAATGACGTAGCATAGTTAGCCACGATGTAGTACTTACCTTGACCGCCAGTAGCTGGTGTTGAACCCAGACATCCTTGCGCGATAAGACCAAACCCTGTGCTGTTTCTATTAGCCATAGTTTACTCCTTGTGAACCTGCCGTCCGAAAACGGCCTCCAGTTCGGTTGATTTAAATTCCGATAGTTTAAGAAAAATTATTTCTTTGTACCACCGAAGGTTTGCTTAGAATTTCTATCAATTTTGATAGGCATCCTTTTATCCTGATCCCTAAGTAAGTCGGTTTCTACAGACTCGTCTTGACCTTCAGTAAGTTTTCGCTGATAGTCAATTCTTTGCTGCGCGAGTTCTTCGGGTATCCTTGCCAGGAGAAGGCCTCCTACTCCTATGATTCCAGCGTATTTACCGTCTAGTATAACTGGAAAGTCTGAATCTTTATATTCGTCAGCTCGCACTAACTCATATCCAGATCTCAATCTACCATGAATATTTTTCTGGTCATTGAAACCTAATGATTCAGCTCTGATCCATCTATGCCTAAAGCCGTCTGGCGCTGGCGGTGCATCAAGAGATGAAGGGGGCTTGTACTCTTTTGGACGTTCAGTTTTTGTCCGAGTCTCAGCCGCACGTGAAGTCTTTGTATCTTTTGTCATATTATGCTCCTTCCGTGAGTTTTAATTGTCTAGCATATTCTTCTAGTGGCACACCTAATTTTTTAGCTATTGCTACTTGAGACGATGTGAGTCTCACTTGTTTGCGACCAGTTTTTGTTGTGCGTTTCGCAGAAGCCACTGACTGAACAGTTTTGGTCGTAGGCTTATCTTCATTAGTATCAAATTTATGGGGAAAGTCAACTCTCATTCTCTTATTAACTTCCTCATAATATTCGTCTGAGTGAGGATCAAAACCTTCTTTCTCAGTCAAATCCTTATGTATTTCAAAAGCAGTATAAGTCATTGCTTTATCACTACCAAACCATGAGTTTTTACTAGCCCATGTTTCAGCTTTAGGATCTGGTGGAAGGTCGGGTTGTGATCTTCGAGGTATAGGTCTATCTATATCTATATCTCCACCTTGGGATGCTCTTACCGGTTCTTCATCCGGCGTTGTTGTTTTTTGCTGTTCTAGTCTTGCGTTTTCAAGAGCTAGTGCAGCAATTCTTTTGTTTGCTGTAACTTGAGCCTGAGCATCTTGAGCTTCTATCGCCAGCGATAATTCTTTTTGCGCTGACTCCATTCCGCTCTTAACGTTTTCTTCAAATCTTTTCGTATAATCAGAATCGATTTTTTGGAATCTCTCATTATCAAGTCTTCTTTTTTTCTCTAACGCATTAGCATACTCTACAGCTGCAGCTTCTCTACGTTCTGCTTCTCTCATCTTACGAGTAAGTTTAGCAATACGTGATTGAACACCTTTACTGTATTCTTCTAATTTAGAGTCGTCCTTTTTTTCTTCTACTGTTTCTTCCTGTTTTACTTCTTTTACTGTTTCTTGTTCCGTGCTTTCTGGGGCAGTATCTACTACCGCCTCATCTTTTTCTTCTTCTACAGCTACATCAACCTCTGGGCCTGATGTATCTATATCGACCGATATTTCACTCGGTTTCTTTTTTTCTTCCTCTGGCATAGTGTCCTTCCTATGTTGTTAAAATTTGTGCAATATATCCGTTGGATCTTGCACAGTTGCTAAAACTTCGTCATCATTAAGAAGACGAACCTCCCCACCCTCAATTTCTATTCTTGATCCGGCATAACGTGCGAAAACTATCCAGTCTCCGACCTTGCACCATGGACCTTCTGTAAATCTATTTTTATCTGAATAACAATCAGGACCCATTGCTAATACGTTTCCGCATTGTGATCCTACTTGTTGTCGTTCGATTGTTTCTTGTCCAAGTAAAACTCCACCTTTAGTTTTTTCATTCATCTTAAATGGTAAAACTAAAAGTCTCCAACCTGTTGGTTGAGGAAGTTTTGTTTTTTCTTTTGTAACTTCTGTTTTCTCTGATTTTTTTACACCGACTAATTCGTTATTTGGTGTTATGATCTTGGGGCTTTGACCCGTTGATATTGATGACTGTTCCTGACTTGCCATTTAGCTCCTTATCTTGTTGCAGGTTAGAGATTTCCTGTCGCACTGATTCCAGTGCATTAATTTGTCCTATTATATACTTGTATGTTTCCATACTGTCAACCCCTCCAGACGTAATAGAGATCGATAATTGGGTAACTCTTCGACCTAACGCCCTTTTTAAATTATTTAATATTTGTTCTGGTTCCATGTATTATCTAATGGCCACATTGCATTCACCACAGTTAACTCGATATCTTGTATGATTTCGGCAATGACCAACCCTTTCTATTTTAGTTTCTTCTTTCAAAACAATAGGCTCATCAGGGCATTGACATGCCTTAATGTGAAAAATTTTACAGATTAATTGTTTAATTTTTTTAAACATTATGCTTTTCTTTTCTTTGCCATTTTTTTAAAAGTCTTAGCTAAAGCTTTTGCTCTACCTGTACAACCTTTTTTTGTAATTGGTGTACACTTGCCTTTAGTTCCTCGTTTTTTAATAGACCTAGTAGCGTCTTGAATCCAACCACCTTTTTTCATACCAACTCTAATTCCCCCGGTAGGATAACCATCAGAATTATTTCCTTCTTGAATACTGTAACCACTAACCCAAGATTTTGGTTTATATGAATAATTTGGTTTCATTATTTTTTCTTCTTACCTAATTTAGGTCCAATATTAATTCGTTTAATAACTGGATATTGGTAAGGATGATTTTTTAAATACTTTTTATCAACACTCCCTGCTGTTCTCCAATTACGAAGTTTGTCCAACCAACTCATGATTAAAACCTACTTATTAATTTTACCAGATTTTCTTTTGCCCCATTTTCCATAAGATTCATCTCTACGATCTTTCATAGATTGTTTCTTAGTGGATTTTTTTCCAGTTCGCATACCTAGAGATTCATCTTCTCTATCTTTGTAGCCCTGCTTTTTCTTCTTCTTAGCAGATCCACCTTTTTTGTATGGAAATCTAGAACTGTAAGGTCTTGTTCCAAAATCATTTCTCATATTTTCTCCTTATTTATTTTTTCCATTACGGAAAATTTGTGTACCCTTTATACCAAAAATACTGGCACATACAAGGATCCATAAATTTGTAAACCAGCCCGGCAGTGCCGAAAAATGCTCGAAGAAAGTTTTTATCTTCTCCATCGCCATCGGATCGTCCGACCATACCCCCCAGGCGAGCACCAAAATGGGCAGTGTGAGAATCGCTAAAACGACCTCGTCCTTGTAGTCGTTTTGCCGCGCTTCTAAAAGTTTGCCCTGGTAAGCTTCCTCACCTCGGGCCATCTTAGATGCATGCATATGCTGTGCATCCGCCATAGCCATTTTAGTCTCTTGACGCTTTTTGTATATGTGACTTCCAGCGTTTAGAGCTAACTTTAGTGCACCAAAAATTGGGAATGCCATATTAGAACCAAGTTACTTTGACAGGTTTCTTGTCGGCTCTTATAGCTTTGGTTCCTCTAACATTGTTAGTGTCACCTTGGGCAATATGATTTCTTCCTCTGATACTTGATTTAGATCTTGGATCTAAATGTAAGTTCTGAGAAGCAACCTCTACTGTCACCCCACCTTTAGCGTAACCATCTTTGTTAACGAACTGTTTAAAGTTAACGCCTTTACCTTCTTTTGTCATAATTTTCTCCTATTGTTTCTATATACTATGATCTAGGACCTTTCAAGGTCTTTACGTCTTTAGCTTTCATAGCATCAGAAGTTAGTTTAACCTCCGCAGATATTGCTGATTTAGCCATAGCAGTGTCTGCTCTTAATTCAGCTAAATCCTCATTCTGTTCTAGTTTCTCATCATTAATCTGTCTTGCCTGCATCAGCTTCATGGTATCAAGATTAATTCTTGCGTCATCCTCTTTCGTCTTACGTTCTTCTTCCATAGCTTTTAAATCAACTTCTCTTTGTTTTAATTTAAGTAATGGGTCGTGATCAAATTGAGATGTAATTGTTTTTTCCTCTACCATAAACTCATGAGTCATTTCTGCAATCAATACAGCTTTTCTCGCTTCTATCTTTTGAGATATTTGGTGAAATTGTTGTTGAGCCTGGGGGTTCTGGACTGCAGCTGCTTGAATCTGCGGCAGCATCTGTAACTCCTGCTGAAACTCTAATTGTATGTGTTCTTGTGCCATCAATGATATGTGCTCCATAATATTTTTTTCTAAAGCTGCTGTAATGCTAGGATTGTTTCTAACAAAGTTACTAGCCATGAAATTTAAGTGAGCAGTTACGTGTGCTCTATGATCTTGTCCTGGAAACGCTTGAAAAGGTTTCATACCCATTGCATCAATATGTTCAATCGCTGGATCTTTTGGTGCATTAGGTGGAGGAGGTGGTAGTATTCTATCAATATCCTTTACACCAATTGCAGTATACATATTTCTATATGCATTATACATATTGTGCATTTGTGGATTAGATTGTGCTAATTGTAATTGTGTTTGAGCCATAGAAATTCTCTGACTCATTGAAAATATATTTGGATCAGCAACTGGTAAAATATCTACTCTCTCATCAAAGTCTGCTTGTTTAATATTTCTTTGTGCACCTACAACATCATAAGGATATTCAGGTGGTAAATAACTACCAAACAACTGAGCTAGTAATTTAAATTCTTGTTTTAAAGACACATATAGTCTTTTATGGATTGCTGACATTACCCTTGAACCACGTTCTAAAAGAGCTACGGTCGTACCAACAGCGGCCTGTTGATTCCCGTCCCCGACCTGCATGTCAGCAATGGACGCGAATCTCTGTCCTGCTTGAACTACAATTCCCATCAACTGTAATAAAGTTTGTGATGGTTCTTTGTAAGGTAAGAATACAAATGCATCTTTTAGATTACCACCAGGTGTGTCAACATCTTTAAATTCTCCTGGTTGTATGTTTGCCGATTCGTCTTTTACTCTGACGCCTCGTTGCTTAAATCCGGCCGGTAAGTTTGATAACGTTCCCGCGTCTAATAACTGACGGAGAGCCGCAGTTGCAGTACGACTCAATCCGCCAATCATATGAATGAGTCCTAATCCGTAAAATCCTAGTCCTGGCAGAAATTTGAAGTGGACAAAATATTGGACTTTATTTTTCTTAGGGTCATTGGGCGCGAAGTTTCGTCTAATAGACAAAACTTTCCGACTACCTTCCTCGATTGTGACGATGTAAGGTAATTTTATTCCTGTTGGTTCTCCGTCGGGACCAACATCTTCGAAACCTTCTAAATCTAAATTAACGTGGCATTCTAGAAGTGTGTATAAGGGTTCTGTTCTTTGTGTCTTGGTGATTCCTTCTAACTCTCTCTCTTTTTCTTCAAGTTTATTTGTAATAGTGCCTGTAGGTTTTGTTAATTCTATATCAGAATAAAAACCGGTAACTTGTTGCTTACGCAATTCGTTTTCAGACATTTTAATAACATGAATGACCGCTTCCGCATCATCTAATGAGGTAGCTGTATACGGAACGACCAAATCATCTGCAGGAATGAACTTTGAAACAGCTCTTCCTACTAAATCGTCAAAATAAACTTTTTTAAATGTAGAACCTGAGAGAGGGAGATAAAATAACATCTGGTCAAATTCGGGTTCATATTCTTTCATTTGATCCATCAGTTGATAGTTCATAAAGTTTTTAACTCTTTGAGCTTGTTGTTCCTTTGCAGGATTACTCGCGCCCATTACTTGAGTTCGTACCGGTCCGTCTGACGGTAATAATTCTTTATAAGCTAGTGCTTGAAACTGTGTGACAGCTTCTGCAAGAACTGGGTGAGTTGCACCACTTGCTCCTTGGAAAGGCTCTGTTCTGTTTGTATATTTAAATCCTAAAAGATCTAAACCAGTAATATAAGCTTTTTCCCATTCAGCTCTTGAAAATTTATATTCTTGATAATCGTTTTGTAATTGACCGCCAATTGGGTCTGTAACGTCGCCTGGAAGCAAATCATTTAAGTTTGCATGATGATCACCTTGTTCAGGCATCTTCATAGCATTAGGATCGAAGTCGATTGTCGCTCCTTCGTCATCCTCAGTTATTTCTACAGGTCCTTTGCCTAATTCTTCCGCAACATCAACTTCTTCCATATTCTCAGTTACAACTTCGTCTTCTGGACGTTTAATGTTAGGGAGAGTTTTATCGATTTCTGCCATTTAAATTCTCCTATACCTTCTTAACTTGTTTTGGCTTAACTTTCAACCCTTGTGATAATGGCCCCTTTTTAGGTGGAACCGCCCACCATTTAAACCCTTGGTTTTGTGCAACCAAAGTTGGGTTTTTCTTTTTAGGTTTATTTTTTATCATTTTTTCCTCCTTAAACTTGCTATGCCACCATCAAAATAACTTGTTGGACTTCCATATAATTTGGGATTTTGAAGTATAAATTCTAAAGTGCTTTCTCCAGATAATGGTTGATCTGGAGTTTTACCTCTTGCTTTATTATATAAATATAATTCTCGTCCTTCCATCTCTCTTAATCTTTTAGCTTCTTTTTCTTTTTCAGTAACTGGTTTATAAGGCATAAATGGCAATAGTTGATTAAAAGTTGAGGGCAAGTTTTGTGGTAAAAGTTTTTTATAAGAATCTTTAGTCATTACAGAATTTAAAAGCGCTTCTCCCCAATATCCCGCGCCTGGATGAACCTGTGTTTTTTGCATTGGATACGCATCTTTAGCTTGTTTAGTTCTATAATCTATACCGGTTGACCTTACATTTTTATATGCGTCTAACATTTTATCATCTACATTAATATCAATAGGCGCACCTGCTTCATCAACCTGTACATTAGTTTTTAATGATTTTTGACCAGTTGTCATATCTGCCATTATTTCAGTTAAACGTTTACCTGAATCAACTTTAAGTGCATTAGCGGCTGAATCCATTCCGTGTTTTTTAAAATCATCCCATTTAAATTTGGCATGATCAATTGTTTTTTGAAATAGATTTTGTTTTTCATTCATGTAAGTAATGCTATCAAACACATCACCATCCATTCCGTTTTTAATAGCCAATTCTCTTACTTCTTTAACTCGTTCATTATCCCCGCCCTTCCAAAGATTAAAGGACATTGTTTGTAGCGCATTTTTAGCAGCAAGTTTGGGACTTTGTTTTTTAGTAATATTATTATGGTAATCTATAGCTCCTAATAATATATCACCTACACCAAAAAACTTACCTGGCACCTTCGCAGCTTTAGACATAATTTTATAGGCATCAGACTGCATCAAAGCTTTTATTTGTGGTCCACCTAATAAGTCTGTAGAAATAAATCCTGCTTGAGAAGGGATTTTTGGTCTCTTATTAGATTTACCTGTGATGTAATCTGAAATTTGTTTTTCCAAGGCTAGTTGTTTTTTT